GCCCCTTGGCCTGGATTTCCTGCTCAATGTCTTGGTCACTCATCTTTATCCCCTGCGATTACCCAGTCTTCAGCCAGCATGTCGGTCTGACTTGCCAGCCACGGCACTCGCGCACCAGGCGTGTTGATCGCGTCGCTCGGGTAGTTGATGTAAATGTACGGCAAAGTCATTTTGCTGTGCGCGTCAGGACGCTGAAGCTCAAGCCACAAGCCTTTCCCGTTCCACCCAAGGCGAGCGACTTTCTCGCCCTGCTTGAGCAACATCAGAGCGTCGCCAAAATTCAGGAGTTCGTTCATGATGCCCCCATTATTGCGAAGCCAGATAGGCGTCACGTTCCGAGTCTGGCATCTTCATGAGTGTTTCCTCATAGAGGATCGGATTGGTTTCCTGCAGTCGGTCAAGCCCTGCCCACTTGCCTCCTGTCACGTCGTTGGCATCTGCTGCCGGGACTCCGTGCAAGCTTGGAGGAAGCTCTCCCTTGGGTATTGCCGGCTTCTTGGTTTGGCTTGGAATGCTGAAAGCCTCGGCAAGGTTCTCGTGAGCCTTGGCCAGGATCTTTGCGCCACTCAACGTCTTGCCTTCCTCGCTGTTGGCAATGTCCCTGACCTCTTGATCCAGCGCGCGATACAAGCGCGGGTTGTCTCGGTAGACCGGGTTCGCATCGATGAAAGCGTTAACGGTGAAGGTCCACTCATTGACCAGGCGCTGCTTTTCCATCTCCGCAGCCAGTTCCGCACGGTCTACGGCACGCTCGATAGCACGCTGCTGCGTAGACAGCTCGTCAATTTGCTGCTGGAACTCCTTGGCCGTGATCTCGCCGTCGTCGTACTTGCTGACCAGATCTTCCTTCTGCGTAGCAATCGCCTTTAGCCGCTCGTCTGCGTCGGAAGGTGACTCAACGACAAGCAATGGAGCGCCGGTTGTTTCCTTGGAGTCCTCGGCCGAATCTTCGTCCTCCGGGTCTTCGTCGACTGGCTTGCCATCGTCTTTGCCTGGCGCATCTTGCTCACCATCCGAATCATTTCCTTCGCCCTCGAGGTTTGTTTTTTCGCCGGTATCTTCGTCGCCCTCATCGAGCGCCGCGCGTTCCTCGTCGGTCAGGCCGTCATCAATTTCACGTTCTGTCATGGTTGTGGCTCCTTACTGGGGTTGATCCACTGGGGGCTCGCCCGGCATGGGCATAGCCTGCTGTGGCTGGTTTACCTCTGGCGGCATAGGTTGCTGCATAGGTTGCGGTGGAAGTCCTTGCGCAGCATTGGAGTGCGCCTGATCCCATCCTGCTTCGGTCAGGATGTTGTCAGCAACCCTGGCGATCGTTGGCATGGTTATGACTGCCTTGGCTGCCTGCATCGCGGAGTTAGTTGCGTCCACGCTGTCATTGATCGACTGACGCTTGGTGCGGTCCGCGTCTGCTTCTGCCTTGGCTGCTTTGGCGTTCTTCTCGCGAAGGTCTGCCTCAACCATGGCTTTCTGTATTGCCGCCTCTTCGGCTGCTGCCTGGGCGCGCTGCAGATCCTCTGGCGTCGGTTCTTCCTGATCCGGATCTTTCTGGCCTGTCACGGCTCGGATTCGCTTGGCGATTTCTTCGCGGTTCGGCACGTCCATGTTGTCGACGATCAGATCAAGCGTCACCATAGCGACTTCTGGCGGCATTTTCATCATCATGTCGGTTAGCTGCTCGACCGCAGCCTGGCGCATTGTGGCGCGCCAATCAGCCTCGGAGATCACGAAGTCAGCTTTCGAGCGGGTGATGTCGTTTTCTGGCAATCCGTCATTGATGACTTCGTACTCTGGTGTTCCGCGCATGTTCGTGATGCGAAACTGCTTTTGCTCTGTGGCGTACTGCTCCACAAGCGACAGCTCGATCTCGCCACGTAGCTGTTCGGCCAGGCGCAGGTTGTCGAAAAACTTGCTGGTGGCAAGGCTGCCCTGCTCCTGGCGTCGTTGGACCGCTATGCCTGATGTCGCATTGGTCTGACGTCCCAGTAGCTCGTCGGTGACACCGCCGGCCTGCTGAATCATGTTGATGTCGCGGGACATCATTTCCAGGTGGGCGCTGGCGAGCTCGCGATCGGCGTTGATGACCATCTCTTTGCCGGGCTTCTTAACGATGATGGCGTCGGGACGAGAGATCTCTTTTGCGAACTCGTCCATGTCTTCAACGGCACCCTCATCCATGATGACTTTGTTGGACGAAAGGATGTGCAGCGCCTTGGAGGCACGCTTGTTCACGCCGTCCTGAATGTCACGCATGCGACGGATCACGCCGTATGGCAATCCATCCTTGCCGCGCCGAAAGCCCCAGATCGGGATGAACTTGTGCCGGTTGTGCCTGTACGGTGACGGGCCATCAAACAGCAGACCCTGAGTTGTGAAGATCGCAATGCGCGTGCGCATCATCGTCTTATTAACCAGAGCCGCGCCTTGCTGGATGGCTTGAGCGTGTCGCGGGTCATTCTTGTCGAAGATTTCGCCGTTGTATTGCCCGCCCCGGATACGATCAACCTTCTCCGGCACCTTGTAACTGGCCTCGATCAGACGGACCCTTCGCCGCTTGTGCGTGACAATCGTTCCGTAGACCCCGTTGTGCTCGCGCTCAAATTCTCCGTAGTCCATGGCGATGTCGCCATCCACCATGTCGAACGAGCCGTATAGCGTCGCGGCGCGTCGATCACTGACAGTTCGATGACGTCCTTGCGTTTCGGGAACAGTGCCTTGGCGATATCCTCGTCCACCCACTTAGAGCGGAACATGTAACGCATGTCAGATCCGTCGAGCTCAGTCGAAGCGCTATCAAACAGCATGTTGCGCCAACATTCATACCGGTCATAGATTGGTTCGCCGTCGTCTTCCTCCTGAACGCCAGCCTCAATCCAGCCGATACCAACCTTCACGGCATCCTCAAAAGCACGGGATCTGTGAAAGTGCGTGCGATTCGCGTCCGACAGATATTTGAGGAATTTGGTCTTGGATTCTGCGGCCTTGGCGTCTTCCTTGCCCCTTGGCAGGATGCGGAAGTCCGTTCGTCCGCGTTTTTCAGACCCGATGATCCAGTCAACCGACGTTGCGATGACGTTGTAGACCGTTGGCTGCTGGCCACGATCCTTCAGCGCCTGGGCTTCTTCTGGCGTCCACTGGTCGTTGTCGTAGTAGTCTTCGTCGATGGCCTGCTGATACCGGTTCTCGCCCTGGCGATCGAGCTCCATGCGGTAGTACGACAAGAGCATCGAGTGTCGCTCTTGGCTCTGCGGGCTATCCAGAGAGTCGTCGGGCTTTTCGGCCTTTGGCTGTTTGGCCTCCGGCATCCTGTCAACTGGAGTGTCACGCTTGAGGCGCGTCGTGCTGGAGTCGTTCAGGTCGAACATTTGGCGTAGTCCTCAGCGCGATCAGGCTTTGATCTGCTCATAATCCATCAGCCCCACAGTTTGCTTGGCGCCGTTGCCAAGATCCAATACAGCCTCACCCACTTGCACGGTTTCAGTCGGGTCCACTGGCATTTTGAGCAAGTCCAGCAGGTTGTTGTCGATGGCCTCGGCAATGCGATAAGCTGTGCTCAAGCCGTCATCGAACCCCATCACTTTCGAAAAATACGCGCTGGCCCGCGCCAGATAAACGGGGTCATTATACTTGTAAGCACTTGACAAGGCTATCACTACAGGCTTTGCGCGTCTATAGCGCGGCAGTATTACTAGCGCTGGCTCTGTGTCTTCTTGGTCTTCATTGTGCAACCACGTCCCGAAAACAACAAGGTCTCGGAACTCGTGCATGAAATGGTGCCGTCTCAGGTCGATTGCGTGTTGCATTGCGTCTCCTATGCTGTTCGCCAGTTTGATGACTTGCGCTTCCATCCGCCCCCGGTGTTGGCGTCGTAGCCCTGGGCGAACGTTCTAAAGGCATCAGCCCCGTTCGAGGCAGTGTCGTGCCTTGGTTCGTCCTTCCAGACTGCCAGGCGCTTGTCCCATTCCTTTCGGTAGTCTTCGAGCCGAGTCAGGCCGGTTTTGCAGTTCGTCTCATCGAACCAGCATGAACCGAAAACGTCGCGCACCATCTGGATTCCGGTTTGCACGCGGTCGATGCGCGGCACGATTTCGATGTCCCGCAGCTTAAGATCCTCGAGCATCTGACGTGGCGTCCACGTCTTCTCGACCCCCAGGCGCTTGGTGTCGCCGTCGTGCGGCAGGTAGTGCTTGCCCCAGACGTACCCAAGGCCCTGCATGTACGAGACGTAGTGCGCGAAAGCCTCGCCGTAGTTCTCATAGTACCGGATGAAACGATTCTGCGCGCCGATGCGCTGATGGAACCAGATGCACATCTCGTCGTTCAGGCCAATGTCCCAGAAAGTATTGACTGGAATAGACTTTTCCCACGGCACCACCGTGATGCGGCCCTCTTTCCTGGCCAGCGCGAACTCGTTGACGTAATACGTGCCCTCCGTCGACTTCTTGAAAGCTTCCTCCGGGGTCGACGGGTACTCCTGCCACATGCGTTCCGGCTTTGTAGCGAAGTCAGCATCCCTTGTTGCCACGTACCAGGCCCGCTGCTCAATGCTGATTGTGACGTCGGCCTTTTGCTCGATCTGGTCAAAATACTTGTGGTCAGCGTCCGTGATAATGACGCCAGCCGGGTCCATCCGATAGTTCGGGTCATCGAACCACGGGAAAAAGTGGATGCGGTAATCGCGCTCCGTTAGCGTCGTGCCAGCGTCTCTCTTGGCAAGAGCGCGTTGCGTCATCTCGTAGAACTCGCCTTCCCTGCCCTCTGCCGTGCTCTCGATCACCAGCACGCCAGACTTCGGTACGGCGGGGATAGAGCCGGTTACGACTTCCTCGGCCTTGTCGGGAAATTTCGCGCATATCTTCCCGAATTCGGAGACGTGCAGCCTGTGGATCGTGCCGGAACGCATTGATGTGGCAACACGAACGCTGCTGTTGTTGTGGGCAAACAGCAACTCTGTCGCGCTATCTCGCTTGAGCGGCATTGCGGCTTTCAGCGCAGGCGGCAGGTTCTCCCATGCAAACTTAACCTTGTCTCGGAAGATAGTCTCTGCTGCCTCGCGGTCCTGGGCGATGATGCCGCATCGCGCATTGGCGTTGAACAGAGCGTGATCCAGCCACACGATTGCAATCAGCGTCGTGAAACCAAGCTGACGGGCTTTCAGGATAATGTTGCGATGATGCAGACGGCTGATGAATCGTCGTTGAGCTCGGTTCGGCCTGAACTGAACGATCAGGGCTTCGCCGTCGTCACCCTTGGTTGTTATCTTGTACAGGTTTGCCAGCCGCCACAT